CATCTACTTGTGCTTCTGTTAATGCCTGACCAAAGGTATGGTGTTCCCATGGACTATCATCATATTTTGCCTTGCTTAGGCTTTCATATAACTTGGTGTACATCATCTTTTAAACACATAATATAATCGTTTACCTGATTGTCTGGCTTCTCCAGCTTCAATCTCTTTACCATAGTTACTTCTAAATGCTTCTAACATCTTATCAACATGGTCTTGATTTTTTGGTCTTGATTGTAGTTTCTGAGTTTCGTATATCATAACTCCTCCAGGTTTTGTCAATTCATAATGAACTTTTGCAATTTCACTCTCGGACATATTATCTTCATCTCTTACCTGAATAGTCATAGCGAAAGAAAACACGACATCGAATTTATTTACACCATTACTTTCTACAAAGTCTTTAAAAGTTTTCTGTACCCATTTCATATTATCTGGTATGTCAAATGGACATTCCACAAATGGTTCTACTGCATATACTTTGTAAAAATCTTTGGCAAGTTCTACACCAAATTCGCCTTGATTGGCACCTAGGTCTAGTAAAGTTTTATCTTTACCAGCATACTGCCTTAGTTTTAGATTTGCAATTCTTTCCTGAGCATTGTTGCCCTTACCGATTGCTTGGTAATTATTCCAGTCTGTCTTCATATCATTCACCTCAACTAACTTTCTTAATTCATTTTCAAACTTTTGTATATCAAAAAGTTCTCTTTGACTATTTATAAACAACTCCGTAAACAGGTTCAGATTGTTACTACCCTCTGGTAAAGTGTTCTCAAAGTCTATAATTTTCAATACACCATTTTTTATGTGTATGTCATTATGAGGAAACTTAGTAGTTGTAAATTTTAAATCGTTATCTTCTATCGCCTCTATAATCTTGTAAACTTGTGGTACTAATTCTGGTCTAGGTTTATCATCCACATATTTTTCGCCACAATATTCCATTGTGATTGTTAAATCTTCTTTGTTATAATCAAGCAGTTTAGGAAAGTTAGGGTGTCCTTGTAATCTTTCTAAACATTCCAACTCTCGTAACCAACAATGATAACCTGTACCTCTTACATATTCTTTCTTTTGTACTTTATCAAACTTCTTAACAACGGTGTCCCACTCGTAATTGATAGTAACACTACTCGACTTGCCTCTTACCATACATTTTCACCATTCAAATGCCCCCATGCTTGACCTGATTTCATTTCTTCTTCTGTAAACTGAGCACACATTAATCCTTTTACCCAATGGTCTCTTTCGCCAGTATATAATGGGTCGTTGATTTCATTTAACTTATCTAAACCTAAACTTACAGGATAAGCAGGTGAGTGTTCACTACAAAAACTAGGTATGCCATTCATAACGGCATGTACAGCACACATAGAATGAAAAGATACCATAGCATAGCAATCTTTTAAATCTTCACTTAATGGTCTATCTAATTTTTCTCCCCAATTTACACCGTTTTTAAATTTTTGTCTAATTTTTACTGGATGTTTTCTATCATACTTTGCAATTGTTTTGATTACATCTTCTGTCCATTTCATACTGTCTATGCCATACCAACATGCTGTATGATAACTAGGCGGTATAATAAGAATATGTTTACCATCGTACTGCCATGGTTTAGGTGTAAGTTCATCTCTACAATTTTGAGGTAACCTTGACATAAGAGCATCAAATCTTTTATCTACTTTTCTATATGATTTTTCTAAGAAGTTCTTTTGAGTATTGTTTTTACAGATACGATACCATCTGTCACCTGTATCAGATTGTCTATAATCTTTCATAAAGAAGTATGGTTGGTCAAAGTAATACCAATCTGTACCCTCTGAAACAGCAACATCATGCACTTCTTTTGTACCTCTCACAAGACCTTGAAATATTACTGGTTCGTCATGTACGAGTGTACCGTCCCATGTTGGCCAACTGTAGTCTAAAAATCTATCTGCACCTTTACCTTTGGCACTTTCATTTTCTTGTGAGTTATAAACTTTGACATCATGGTTTTTTGAAAACGCATTTAGAAATGGTAGTGATGCAAATTTAGTATTAAATAAGTGAATTCTCATAGCCAACCTTTTGTATATAATAACTATCGACAATATCAGATAATGGATTGCCCACTTTTTCTGTGTCAAATAGTTGTTTCAAATCAATCTTCACTTCTTTCACAAATGCCTCATACATTAAATCTTTGTCTGCGTTACCTTTTCCAGTAGCGCCTTTTTTAACAACACTAGGTACAACTGTGTTATAACCAAACTTTTCTTCAAGTAAACGATATTTAAGGATGCCACAATTTTCAGCAATTTGAAATACACCTTGGCCTTTTGAACCAAAGGAGTATCCTTCAATGTAGATTTCTGGATTTTGTGTTTGTTTGATGATTTCGATTGCGAAATCTGAGATGTATGTAAATCTTTCAATAGGGTCTTTCCATTCTTTATGTTCATAACCAATTATATTCTCACTTTGTTTACCAATCCACTTTTTCTTAGAAGTCAAATAGTAAAACATTAAGTTGCCATCATTTACACATATGGCAGGACTTGTTAAACTATAATCAATTCCAATCTTCGTCTTCGCTGTCGTTTGACCAAACTTCTTCGAGCTCGTCTTCTTCATTCTCTACCTCATATCCACAAAATGGACAAGTTAACGGCTCTAAGTCTTGCTCGTCAATGTCCCATGTTACAGTATATTTAGTTTCGCAGGAAGAACAACTTTTTTTTCTTTTTTCCAATACTGACATAATCCTTATAAACTAAAACCTTTAAATTGGTCTTTCTTTACATCTTGTTTAATACCACCAATAACATAACTCTCAATCTCTGTTTCTTGTGGTGCGTTTTGTGTACCCTTTGAATTCAGCCAGTGGTCTACCCATGGAAGTGGATTTGTTTTTTGGTCGTATTTCGGGTCTAGGCCGATTGCTTTCATTCTTCTGTTCGCCATGTATTCTACAAACTGGTGTAACAGTTTTTCTGATAATCCAATCATACTGCCTTTTGAAAATAGATATGTTGCCCATCGTTTTTCCTCATTTACTGCTTCATCGTACATCTTGTACACTTCGCCTTGGACTTCTTTAGAAATCTTTTTCATATCTTTGTCATCATTTCTATCATGCCAGTTGTTGATAATAGTTTGTGACATTGCAAGGTGTTGACTTTCATCTCTTGCAATAAAAGATATAATCTTTGCACTACCTTCAAGTAGTTTTAATTCACCAAATGCAAACGAACAAGCAAACGATACATAGAAACGCAAGCCTTCTAAGATGTTTACAGTTACCATTGCAAGGTACATTTTCTTTTTCAATTCATACATGTCAACACTCTTTTCATTAAGAGCCCACTTATAACCATTTTCAATTAAATCATCATAAGTCTTAGTGATTGAATGTGACCTTTCTTGGATTTTCTCATCACCCATAATGGTATCAAATACTTCACTTGGATTTGCATATAGATTTTTGATGATGTATGTATAACTTCTACTATGTATTGTTTCAATAAAATCCCATGTTACAATACAGCCTTCTAGTTCAGGTAGTGATACAAATGGTAAGAAGGCCAAACATGGACCTCTACCTTGTACACTATCTAACATAGTTTGATACTTTAGATTAGATGTAAAAATAAACTTTTGCTGTTCATTTAATTGTAGATAATCATTTCTATCTTTCTGTAAAGACACTTCTTCTGGTCTCCAGAAATAACCTAGTTGTTGTTGGTTTAGTTTCTCAAAGATTGGATACTTCATATCATCATATCTTTGAACCTGCATTTCTTTACCAAAAAACATAGGTTGTTTTGTAAAATCTACACCGGTTTCTTTATTTAGTACACTTCTCGACATTTATTTTCCCTCTTTAAATAGTACAGCTATCACATGCTTCATCGTCTAATTCAGCAATTGGTAATTCTTCTTTTACTTCATCTTTCCACCCCATTGGATGTGATGGTTCGTCTAAATCTTTCTTACTATCATATGTGTTTTGATAATAAGAAGTCTTCCACCCATACTTGTAGGTGTTCAGTAAGTCTTGTGCCATAACTGATATAGGCACCTCACCATTTTCAAAATGTTCTGGATTGTATGACCAGTTACCACTAATTGCCTGGTCAAAATACTTCTGCATTACTGCAACGATATTTATATATCCATTATTGTTTGGCATATCCCATAATAGAGTATATGCGTTCTTCAAAGTCTGATATTGTGGTACAATCTGTTTTAATGTACCTTTCTTAGACTTCTTAATACTTAAATAATCTCTTGGTGGTTCGATACCATTTGTCGCATTAGATACAACAGAAGAGGATTCAGACGGCATCTGAGCTGTAAGTGTACTATGTCGTAGTCCATGCTCTTTGATTTTCTTTCTTAGCCATTCCCAATCATATTGTAGTTTTGGTTTCACCAACTCATCAACATCTTTTTTGTAGGTGTCTATAGGAAGTATGCCGTCTGAATACTTTGTTCTATCGAAATAATCACACTTGCCTTTTTCTTCTGCAAGAGTGTTTGAATGTTTCAATAGATAAAACTGAAATGCCTCTGTTAAATTATCTACTAATTTTAAGGCATCTTTGTCACCATACTTGACTTTATGTTTTGCCAAATAGTGTGCAAGACCAATATAACCAATACCAAGACTTCTTCTCGCCTTAGTAGATACTTCGGCAGCCTTAACAGGATATAATTGGTGGTCAATAATCTCATCTAAACTTCTTACTGCAAGTTCACAAATAGGTTCTAGTTCATCTAAACTATTAATTTTACCAACATTGATTGCACTTAAAATACATAACGCAATCTCTCCTTCACCATCAATGTGTTGAATAGGGTCTGTAGGTAATGTAATCTCTTGGCAAAGATTTGACATTGTAATTCTATCTTTGAAAGATGAATGAGTATTACAATGGTCAATATTCATAATATAGATACGACCTGTTTCTGCTCTTTCTTTCAACATAGAACCAAACAAATCATTTGCTGGTACTTTTGTTTTACTTACACTAGTTTTTCTTTCTGCAATCTCATACAGTTCATCAAACTTATCTGTTCCCCATGCCTCATATAATTCAGGCACCTCATGTGGTGAGAATAAAGTTATATCTTGACCAGTAATAAATCTTTCATAAAATAATTTAGATAACTGAATAGAATAATCTAATTTTCTTACTCTGTTGTCTTCCGTACCTTTGTTATTTTTGAGGACCAAAATGTCTTCAATTTCTTTATGCCAAACTGGGAAGTGAACAGTAGCAGAGCCACCTCTGACACCATTTTGAGTACAACACTTGACTGTTGCTTCAAACTTTTTGAGAAATGGTATAACTCCTGTGTGCTGGACTTCACCGCCTCTAATCCTGGAGTTGATTCCACGGATACGGCCTGCGTTGATACCAATGCCAGCCCTTTGTGCAACATAGTTACCAATAGCCATGTCACTACTGAAAATACTAGGCAGAGTGTCGTCAACATCAACCAAAACACAAGAAGCGTATTGTCGAATAGGAGTCCTAACACCTGCCATAACCGGTGTAGGAATATTGAGCTTAAATTTTGAAATTGCGTCATAATACTTTTTAACATATGTCATCCTTTGTCCGTTTGAATAATCTTTAAAGATAGTAGCTGCAATTAACATGTACATAAACTGAGGTGTTTCAAAAACTTGACCATTACTTCTGTCTTGTACTAAGTATTTGTCAATCACTTGTCTTAAACCAGCATAAGTGAAATCGTAATCTCTTTCATGTGATAGCCAGTTTTCCATTCTATCAAAGTCTGCCTCTGAATACCATTCTAAAATATTTTTATCGTAAACACCTATCTCAACACCTTTCTTAGTGTGTTCGTATAGATTAGGGTGGTCCCATAGTTTACCAATAACTTGTTTTCTTAATGCAAACAATAATAGTCTAGCGGCTACAAATTGATAGTTAGGGTGTTCTAAAGAAATAAGGTCTGAAGCCGACTTAATAAGAATTTGTTGAATTTCATCTGTAGTAATACCATCATAAAATTGAAGGCCTGAATTCATCTCTACTTGTGATGATGATACACCTGCAATGTCTTCACAAGCATACTCAACCATTTCGTGTATCTTATCAATGTTAAGAGGTTCACTACCTCTACCGTTTCTTTTTACTACCTTAATTGCTTCATCTACCATTTATTTCTCCTAACATTTCTTGTAATTGGTTAATTTCGTCAGCGCTTCTAATCCGGCAAAGGTGTTGGTACTTATAAGATTATTAACCTCATCAATCTTCATACCACTCATCACCATATCATTTACATCTTTAGATTGTATATGGTCTGGCCAAATTACTAAATTATAATTCTTATCTATCACATCGTACATTCTATTAACTATCTCTTTATTTCTTGGTTCGTTATCAAATATATATGTAATATTTTTTGCCGGTATTCTATCAAAATACATATCGGCACCACCCATTGCTAAACAGTTTTTCACAAACAAACTATCTATAGGACCCTCGACTATGTTAATGTGTTCTTGTAAATTAACACGCTCTAGGCCATAGATTTTTTGTTTATTATCTTTTAGTTTGATTGTCAAGTATTTAGGTTGTTCATTACCAAATGCTCGACCTTGAAAGGCAAAAAATTTGCCATCTAAATCAAAAAATGGAATAATCAACCTAGGGTGGTCTTCTTTGATAAAAGGAAAAGTTTGAGGCTTAACCTTATTAACAAACTCCATAAATTTATCACAAAGATACAAGTTTTCAAAGTGATTTTCAGGTATCATTCTATCTGTGACATAGTGTCTAGCAGGATGATTTTCTTTCAAATCACTTACCTTAGTTAATTGACTAAGATAATCTTTTTGAGGTTTACTATCAAAAGCTGGTTTAAAGTCAAATGCAGCTTTTGGTTTTTGCGTGGAAGGAGCTGAGCTCTTGTATCTTTCCAACAAATATCTATCGTGTAACTTCTGGTCAATGTGTTTAATAACATTAGCCAGATTATGGCCTTCACCACAATTGTGACACTTGAAGAACATATCATTCTTCACTCTATAGAAATATGCCCTCGCTTTGGTTTTGTTCTTCTTACT